GGCGAATCTAAAGAATAATGAGTTCGGCTATTTAGGTAATCCAAACGTCAAGAGAGACGGAGTAGAAACCGAGTTTAGTAGAGAACAAATATTAGAATATCAAAAATGTATGCAAGACCCTGCATACTTTGCACGTACTTATATTAAAATTATTTCACTTGATGAAGGATTAGTTCCTTTTGATTTATATCCTTATCAAGAAAAAATGTTTAATCATTTTAATGATAATAGGTTTAGTATTGTATTGGCATGTAGGCAAAGTGGTAAATCAATATCATCAGTAGTATATCTATTATGGTATGCGGTATTTCATCCTGAAAAAACAATTGCAATATTAGCTAATAAGGGTGCAGTTGCAAGAGAGATGTTAGCACGTATTACTTTAGCTTTAGAAAATCTTCCATTCTTTTTACAGCCAGGATGTAAAGCATTAAATAAAGGTAGTATAGAGTTTAGTAATAATAGTAAGATAATTGCGTCAGCTACAAGTGGTAGTTCTATTCGTGGTCTTTCTATTAACTTACTATTTCTTGATGAGTTTGCTTTTGTAGAAAATGATGCACAATTCTATACATCAACTTATCCTGTAGTATCAGCTGGTAGAGATACACAAATTATTATTACATCTACAGCAAATGGTATCGGTAATGTATATCATAAACTATGGGAAGGTGCTGTACAAAAGACGAATGACTTTAAACCATTTCGTGTTGATTGGTGGGATGTACCAGGAAGAGATGATGAATGGAAAAGACAAACGGTATCGAATACTTCAGAATTACAGTTTGAACAAGAGTTTGGTAATACCTTTCATGGAAGAGGTAATACATTAATAGATGCAAATCATTTATTAGCACAAGTCAGTATTGAGCCAGAGTTTATAAAAGAAAATCTTTTTATATACCATCAACCTAAAAAAGAACATGAATATGTAATGGCTGTTGATGTCTCAAAGGGACGTAATCAAGACTATAGTACGTTTTCTATTATTGATGTCACAGTACAACCTTTTGAACAGGTTGCAGTATTTAGAGATAATAATATATCTCCAATGTTATTACCAGATATCATATATAAGTACGCTAACTATTATAATGAAGCTTATGTTGTAATTGAAAGTAATGACCAAGGTGGTGTTGTTTGTAATGGTTTATATTATGATTTAGAATATGAAAACATGTTTGTTGAATCTAGTATTAAAGCAAATGCTCTTGGTGCTACAATGACAAAGCGAGTAAAAAGAATTGGATGCTCAAGTATAAAAGATTTAATAGAACAAAAGAAGTTAAAAATAAATGATTCACAAACTATAGTAGAAATGAGTACGTTTGTAAGTAGAGGCAATAGTTTTATGGCCATTGCACCTAATCACGATGATTTAATGATGAACCTTGTATTGTTTGCATGGTTTACAACAACAGATGTATTTCAATCTTTAACTAATATCGATATGAAAGATATGTTATATAAAGAAAGATTAAAAGCAATTCAAGATGATATGTTACCATTCGGTTATGTAGAGAGTGGAAACTACGAAACAGATAAATATAGTAAAGACCCAGATGGTAATATATGGTTCGAGCAGGAGTGGACTGGAAATGCAAAATTTTAGCGATTTTAGAGTAGAAAGAAAAAGAACAGTTTTAAAAGAAGAAGAGAAAACATATCGATTCGTATATCTGTGGTATGATGACCCAGAAGACCCTGATGACCCTGAAGCAACTGCAGATGACTTTATAAAAGAAGGCGAAAAGTTAGGCCTTAAACCTTTTAAAGTTGACGTGCAAGGAGCTTATTCTGATTTAGAAGACGGTGTAAGATATATCTATGATGGTATTGCAGAGAAACAAAGAAAGTTTAAAATTGATGATAATACAATTGTATTTGTAAGAGCACCTGTCACAAAAAGAAAAGCATGGTCAGACTTTTTAACTCAATTAGAAAGAGCAGGTGTTGTATGTGTAAATACAAGAGCATGTATGGAAATTACATCTGATAAATATAGAACAAGTTTGTATCTTGCTGAAGCAAAACTAAATCAACCTAAAACTGTTTTAATACATCATCCAGAAAAAGCAATAGATGCAATGAAACGATTAGGCGGTAAATATCCAGTAATTTTAAAAACACTTACTGGTTCATTAGGTATTGGTGTTATTAAAGTAGATTCAGAAAGTGCATTACATTCAACAGTGCAATTAATGTATAAATTAGACCCTAACATGGGAGTTTTATTACAAACAATGATTGATGACTTTACGTTTGATATTCGTGCACATGTAATTGGTGGTAAATTTCATGGTGCAATAAAAAGACCACAGGTTGCAAAAGACTTTAGAACAAACGTATCATTAGGCTCTAAACCTGCACCAATAGAATTAACTGATTTAGAAATACAACATGTAGAAAAAGCAGCTAAAGCTGTTGATGGATTATGGGTAGGTGTAGATATATTCCCATCAAAAGATAGAAATAAAATACCACCAACGTTTATTGAAATTAATTCCACACCAGGAACAAAGGGATATCGCAAAGCAACTGGAGAAAATCTACCTAGAAAAGTATTAGAAAAGTTTAAAAATAGAGATTATTGGCTTAAACCTCATACATATAAATCTATGTTTGAAGATAAGATAAAAATAGATGATATAGTAATTGAAGGAGACCTAGTAAAATGGTCTAAAAACGGTAATGATTATGTACATGAAGTAGTTGATATATCAGATAACAATAATCCAATAATAGAATTTAATTCACAAGAAGTAGAATTAATTCGTTAGAAACACTTTTATTATAAATAATACTATTGAATATTCGTATTATGAAACATATTAACTAACTCAAAAATAGAGGACAAAGCGATGGCATTTCAAGTATCACCAGGCGTTCAGGTTCAAGAAATCGACGCCACGAATGTAGTCCCAGCAGTATCAACCAGCATTGGTGGATTTGCAGGCTCATTCAACTGGGGTCCTGTGGACGAAATTGTAACTGTCAGTTCTGAAAATGAACTAGCAGCAACATTTGGTTCACCAGATGATTCCACAGCTAAGCACTTTTTAGTAGCAGCATCTTTCTTAAAGTATGGTAATGCTCTTAAAGTGGTTCGAGTAGCATCAGGTCACGAAAACGCGACTTCAGATGGTTCCGGACAGCTGATAAAAAATGATGAAGATTATGATAATTCTAGTTTGAGTGTTGGTAGCTGGATTGCAAAACATCCAGGTGTATTAGGTAATAGCATAAAAGTAGGTTTAGTTACAGCCAGTGTTTCTAATTTTAGTACTATACAGTACTTGACAGACAGTGACGGAACTAAATACCTATATTCTAGCATTTTTGATTCCATACCAGGAACTTCCGAGTATGCATCAAATCTAGGAAAAACATCAGCAGCTGACGAAGTACACGTCGTCGTTATTGATGAAGATGGAGCTATTTCTGGTGAAGTTGGAACTGTATTAGAATCATTTGGATATCTTTCTCAAGCATCTGATGCTAAGAAATCTGATGGTTCAACCAATTATTACAAAGATGTTATTAATCAACAATCTGCGTATATATATTGGGCAGCTCATGACACTAACCTAACAGATGCAGGTGAAACTGTATCAGCTAATACTACTTTTGTTACTAGCACAACGGCTTTAACGAGTTCACTTTCAGGTGGCTCAGACGATAACACTCCTACAACTGGAGAAATTGCATTAGGTTTCGACCTTTTAGAAGATTCAGAAACTGAAGATGTTAATTTACTTTTTGCAGCTCCTGACGCTAATGGCGAAGAAGCAATTGCAGAAGATTTAATATCAATTGCAAGTTCTAGAAAAGATTGTATGGCATTTGTATCACCTCCAATTGAAGACACAGTAGGTAGTTCAACACCAGCAGCGGATGTTAAAACATTTGCAGATGGTTTAACTTCATCTTCTTATGCTTCATGTGATTCAACAGCTCTTTATGTATATGACAAATATAACGATGTATACAGATGGATTGGAGCTGCAGGTCACCACGCAGGATTATGTGCTAACACAGATAACGTGGCAGATGCATGGTTCTCACCAGCTGGGGTTAACAGAGGTCAACTTTTAGGAGTAACCAAATTAGCGTTTAATCCGAAGAAAGCAGATAGAGATACACTTTATAAAGCAAGAGTCAATCCAATAGTATCATTACCTGGACAAGGTACAATATTATTTGGTGACAAAACTTTATTAAATAGACCTTCATCATTCGACAGAATTAACGTACGTAGATTATTCATTACATTAGAAAAAGCAATTAGTACTGCTGCTAAGGCACAACTATTTGAATTCAATGATGAATTTACAAGAGCACAGTTCAGAAATTTAGTTGAACCGTTCTTAAGAGACGTAAAAGGTAGACGTGGACTAACAGACTTTTTAGTAGTTTGTGACAACACTAACAACACACAAGCGGTAGTAGATGGTAATAAATTTGTAGCAGACATTTTTGTCAAGCCTGCAAGGTCTATTAACTTTATTACATTAAGCTTCGTAGCAACAAGGTCCGGAGTAGAATTCTCCGAGATTTCAGGTTCATAGGAGATAAGACATGGCAATTTTAGGCGTAGATGATTTTAAATCTAAATTAGTAGGTGGTGGCGCAAGGTCCAACCTGTTTAAAGTAACTATGAATTATCCAGGTTATGCACAAGGTGATGTAGAACTTACATCATTTATGTGTAAAACTGCTCAAATGCCTGCATCAATTATAGCACCTATCCCTGTATTATTCAGAGGTAGAACACTGCAAATAGCTGGTGACAGAACATTTGACCCTTGGACAATTACTGTTATCAATGACGTTGGTTTCGAAGTAAGAAACGCAATGGAACGTTGGATGAATGGTATTAATAATAATAACGAAAACACAGGATTATCTAATCCTACTGACTATCAAGCTGATGCAATTGTTGAGCAATTGAATAAGGCTGGAGAAGTTACAAAGAGATATGACTTTAGAGGTCTATTTCCTACTAACATTTCTGAGATAGAAGTGAGTTATGATTCAGAAAATACCATTGAAGAGTTCACTGTTGAATTCCAAGTACAATACTGGGAATCTGACACTACTTCTTAGGTATATAAATAATATTAGAGGAGGGGCAATGTCCCCTCCAATAATATGAGGTAAAACATGGCAGAATTTTTTGGATTCGAAATCAATAGAAAAAGTACAAAGGGTAAAGAATTACCTTCATTTGTACCAAAAACTGATGAAGACGGCTCAGGTGTTATTCAAGCTGGCGGTCACTTTGGCGCGTACATTGATATGGACGGCGACAAGGTTAAGAATGAAGTTGATTTAATTTTAAAATATAGAGATATTGCATCACAACCAGAATGTGATGCTGCAATTGAAGATATAATTAATGAATCAATAGTTGGTGACCATGATGAATCACCAGTCAATATCATTCTTGACGAATTAGAAATATCAGATAAATTAAAAGAATCAGTAAAAAATGAGTTTAGCGAAGTATTAAAGCTACTAAACTTTAATGCATATGCACATGACATATATCGTAAATGGTACATTGATGGTAGATTACCATATCATATCATTATCGATAATAGCTCTCCTAAAAAAGGTATAAAAGAGTTAAGGTATATTGACCCAACCAAACTTAGAAAAGTAAAAGAGGTTGAGGAAAAACAAGACCCTAAAACAGGTGCAAAATTAATAGAAAAAGTAGATGAGTTCTTTTTGTTTCAAGATAAGACAACGAATGGAGCAGAGCAAGGGTTAAAGATACATCCAGATGCAATTG